AACGTCCCCTACGGAAACATCCGCAAGAGGGGTGTAGTCCATCGCTTCTCCACGCTCAAGAAACGTGCAAAGTTTACTCATCGTTCAATACCTCCTATGCCCCGGTATTCTTGAGGAGTCCACGCCAGTCAACAGGCTTGGCTCCGCATTCAATCCTGATCTTGTATTCCACTCCATCAACATTCCAGCCCTGCCGCTGCTCCATGTAGGGGCGACGCTGGCCGTTGAGGTAGTACATTCTGACGGTTTTGCCCTTGCGAGCTGCGAGATACCAGGCAGTTTCAGAGCTGTCATCAAGACGCGCATCAAACACCATCTGGAAACGTCCGGCATGGGGGTTCGCCCCATTGCCAGCAGCTACGGAAGTCCCACTGTCCAGGGTCACGGTCATGGGAACTCTCCCCTCTGCGAAGAACCGACGGGCCACCTCTTCAATTGCCACGGGAGCGAGGAAGAAAACGGGCTGAATGTTCAGGCGCCGTTTTCCGCCAATGTCCGTCTGTCGACGCATGGCCTGTACTGCGGTGCCGATCCCTGCGATAGTGTCCTCAAAGTTCGAATAGCTGATAGCCACTGCGTTGGAGGTTGCAAGGAGATTTCCGTGTGTCGAGTGGAAGAGCGTTTTTCCGTCGCCCATGGTGGGGTTCCCGGTAATGGCTCCGTAGGCAAGGTCGCCAAGAAGGCGGCTTGCAGATTCTCCGTGCTGCCGGGGAATGTCGGTCATGGCTCCAAGGTCATCGTTGATAATGGCCTCACGAGTGATGGAGAACATTTTTCCGTACTTGGCAATCTGGTACTGTTCGAAGGTTTCGGTGCGTTCGCCGTACTTGTATTCCCCGCCTTCGGGAATACGCTCGAGGTCGCCAAGCTCCCCAGGGCGTGCCATGGTATGGATCTTGAAGTCCGAGACGCTGCCGGAATCGTCAACCCAAATACGCCAGCTCTCGGGTTCCTGCTCCCATCCGCTCATGAGCGAGAGGTTCGCCACGTTGCCGAGAAGTACGGGAAGGTCGGAGGTGGTGAGGGCACGCCCAACCATCTCCATGGCGTTTCCTTTGGCATCCTGTCCGGCACGCTCCAGGCTTTCACGTGCAAGCTCCCGGAGGGAGTAGCCACGGAAGTCTTCGGCACCGGGAGAGACCTTTTCGAGGGAGATCCCCGCACGGAGACATACGCCGTCTCTGGCGGCTTCCCTAAATTTGTCCCGGCTCTCCTGTCCTACCTCAACCGAGGCCGTTTCAAGCTCTTTCCTCTGATCTGCCAATGCGTCCAGCACCGCCTTTCGTACTTGGTCTACGTCGGCCCCGGAGCGGATATACTCGCTCGCATCCACTTCAAAACGGGCACACATACTCATGATTTCAGAGACACGCTCACGCTCTGCGGCTCTGGCCTGCTCTTCAACCTTTGTGGTGTCCACCGCTTCCACATGATTCTCCACAGCCCGAACCTCTTCCTTCTCGGGAGCGGGATTTTCTATAACATTTTTAGGCATTTCTTCCGTCCTTTCTCGTTCTTCGTTCTCATCATACCCACGCCCAACGCCAACGGAGTCATCCGCAGGAATCGAAACAGGGGAAATTTCCATAGGTTCCCACTTTCGGGCAACCTCACACGGGCCTTCAAATCGTCCGCAGGTAGATTTAGCCCCCTGCCCTACCACTTCCCACGAGGTCACACGGTACCCCACGGACACGCCTTTTATAGTTCCAGAGCGGATTTTCTGAAAAATCTTGTCGCTGTCGGGGTCTTCGTCAAACCGGATAACGGCACGGCCTCGCCGGTCATCCCCAACCCATGCCCGCTCGATACTCCCTATCGGGACATCTGAATTGTGGTTCCAAAGGACAACTCCGGTTTCCCGGAGCCGAGATAACTGGATCTCATCCTCCCCATGGCCCAGGATTTCGACGCCGTACCATCTACTCACCGGGGCTTCAGACGAAAAAGAGAGTTCCACTGTTCGGGAACCCTCGTCGATGGCGCCACTTTCAATTACCGCTTGGCGAAATTGCAGGTCATCCCGTTTCCGGCTTCCCTGTTCCGCCTTCACCTTCTTCGTCGCCAAAGGCTGCCTCCTTTCCTTCTTCCCAAATTAGATTAAGCCCGAGCTTTTCGGCATACGCTTTCTCGTGGGCCATCTGTTCAAGTACCTCTTGCCAGTCCTCGCCCTTTGCGGCGCAGACTTTCGCAAGAGTCGTCATTCCCGCCGCCAACTCCTCCCTGGAAGCCTTCACTTCTTTGAGAGGGTCTATCCAGCTCCAGCCGGGCGCCGTCCAGAAGCAGGTAGTGTATTTTTCCCTGTTTTCCCAGTAGCCCCGGATCTTCACCTTCCCAGACAGCACCGCCGCATCCATAAACAGCTCCCAGATGGGTTCACAAAAATGGGTTATCACGCTTTGTTGCGCCATGCGCCACTCCTGCCGATCGTCAAGGTTCCCTTGTCGAATGCTGGAGTAGTTCGCCTTCGAAACGTCCCGAGAAAGGGCCTCGTAGGAGAGCCCAAGGCCAGAGCCTGTGTACCTCAACATCATCTGGAGGAAGTCTCCAACGCTGGTGTTCGGCCTTCCTGGAGTCGCAAAGCTTACTTTCTGGCCCTTGCCGAGATAATGCAGCATCCCCGGTTCGATGCCGTCAATTCGTTGCCCTGCGGAGTTCTGCGGCAGTCTCCCCACCGCCGTGGCTGGCATTTCGTCTTCCACGAATCCCGCAAAACAGGCCGCCACTTTCGTAGCCACCACTTCGGCGGTTATGGTTTCCCCGGTATCTTTCAGCCGCTCCATCACAACGGCCAGTTCGGACATCCCCCGGAGTGCGGTGGGTCTCGTTTTGTTGTAGTAATGGAGGATCTTGTCCGCAGGAACCCTTTTCGATTCGTTGCGCCCTGAGTGCAGGAAGAGAGAGTCGATGTTTTCCAGCAGCCAGTAGGCTTGGGGGCGATAGGTTTTGTCGATCTCCACGCCACCAAGCACCGGGCGGTTGTTGTTCCCTTCTGTTTTCATGGAGTCCAGATAGTCGGCCTCGATGAATTGGAGGGATAGAGGGAAGGCTTTTCGCTTGTCCACCACGGGTTTTACGAGGATTTCGCCATCAAAGAAGCGGCGATGCACAAGCATTTGCTGGAGTTCGTAAAACGATGAGCCGCCGGTTATGTCGCAGTTTTCCGGGCGAGTCCACCATTTCCACACCGCCTCAATTTTGTTGTTCAGGTCGGGGTCTCCGGTGTCTGCCTGGGGACGTATCCCCGTGCCGATAACGTTTCTTTTGATTGCCCGAACCGCTGCCTGTGCTATGTCACTGTTCCGCTCCAGATCCCGAGCCCGAGCCCGCACACGATCACGATATGCTGCGTCCGTTTCTTCCGGGGTCTGGTTCGTTGGCATCCAGTTAGAGTTCCGGTCGCCTATGGCCGCATCGTAATTGCGGACGGCGTTTATTGCCATTCGAGCCCGAGAACGTGCGAGCCCCCACGATGGGGCGACGTAGTCTATGGCCTTGTCAAGCCAGTTCATCGCTTGTTCCACCGCACAACGGCCCTGTTTGTTCCTGCGCTTCCGGTGTTTTCCTCGTCAATGAGTCGTTTTAGCCGGAGGATTGCAGCCTGTATTTCCCGCAAGTCTGCCCGGCGAAATCTGCGCCCGGCTATTTCGTATTCCTGCCCTCCTTCGAGGATTGCCTGTTCCGCAGATTCGTACATGGCAAGGCGTTCTATGTTCGTCAATGGGTGGTTCACCTCCTTTCAAAAGGCACAAAAAAAGCCCCCCACGCCCGAAGGCGTGGAGAGCTTATCTTCCTCGTTGCATCCATCCGCTCCGCTGTTTCGGCGGTGGGGAATATTTCGCTGTTGCGGCGGCTTCTTCTTCGTCGTCAGCCACCACGTGCATTCCCAAGACTCGGGCGGCGAGGGTGGCGTATACCTCACAGTCCAGATAGTGGTTGTCTGCGTGCTGTGACACGGGGCGCCATTCGTAAGTTATGGCTCCTGTTCGCCGATCCGTGACGGCCACCTTGACCTCGGAAACCACCTGTTCGGCGTAGTCTGCGGTGACGTTTTTGCAAACCATCCAAGAGCCTCGTGAACCGGGTGGCTTCTGCATTCGCCCAAAGATGAAGTCCTTGAGTAGGTCGGTGTTCGTCTCGTACCGCTCCATGTTTGTGAGGCGCTCGATTTTTTGCACCACATAGTGCTTGTCGAGATGCCGAGACGATCCTTTACAGGGCCTGAATACGTCCGGGAATGTGAGACACACGGCATAGGCGTCGTCTGTACGATAGCCAATGTCTATCATTCCGAGGGATACTTGATAGAATCCGCTGCTGTCCTCCACATAGTAGAGGGGATCTACTATCCGTCTCTGTACCTGGGCTATCATGTCCTGTTCGTCCCACGTTTCAAAGCGGTCATAATCCACCAGCCAGCTCGTCATGTTCGGCCCCCAGGCGCGGATAACGTAGTAGGCATGGCCTTTCTGTATGTCGATTCCCGCCGTGAGGAGCACCTTTTCTGGTGACGCCAGCACGGGAATTTTCCCTTTGGGATGGTTCCACGCTTGGCGGCGCACCATGTCGGAGCTTGCCTCCGCTGTTTTCTCTCGCCATGGTTCCCCGAGCCAGCCTTGTACAAAGTTCCTCAGCTTCTCTGGGTAGTCCTTGGATTCCAAGAATTCGGCGGCCACATCCCCGAAGGACAGCCATGGGGAGTAGAGCGACGATCCGTGAAAACCTATCCTTCTGGGTGGAGAGTCGTTTGCATATTCGTCACGCCACTTCCCTTTTCGGAGTATCCCCATTTTCTTGTCGCTTGGGATCTTGGCGTGGCAATGAAGGCACTCGTAGGTTGCCACATCACGAGCACGTTGGGCGAGTCGCCGCATTTCCTTCTTATCATGCCCGGCATTTTCGTACGCCTCGGTCAGCTCCTTGGGCCATTTGACCTGAGAGAAAATGAGCTTTTGCATTTCCCCGCACTCCGGGCATGGAACGTAGTATTCTTTCCGGCGGTCGCAGCTTTCGAGGTGGCTCCATACGTGCCCGTCTTCCGTGGTGGGGCTGGATACGATAAGTATCTTTGATCCTGGAAAGGCTTTTGTCCGCTCCTTCGCCAGGGAGATGGGATCTGCTTCATCTCCCAGGAACTTGGGGAATTTATCCACCTCATCCATGAGCAGATATTTGATGGGACGAGAGGAGAGAGATGCAGGGCTATTTGCTCCAGAAAGGGCGACGTATGCGCCCCAGAACTGCAGCTCCATGAATTCAGACTTCCGGGGGTCGTACCGCTCCGAAAGAACCGGAGTAGCCTCTACCATGGGGCGAAGGCGGTTTTTCGATACGCTTTTTGCCAGCGTTTCATTGGGATAAACAATCATCGCCGGGGCCGGGTCTTGGTGCACCACGTACCCAAGAACGTTGAATATCATCTGCGTTTTGCCGTACTGCGTGGAGCAGGCCAGAACAATCTCCTCGATGTCCTCGGCGCAGAAGGCGTCCATTATCTCCCGTAGATAGGGGGCATTGTCGGTTCTCCACGGGCCGGGGAGGTCGGAGTCTTGGGTGGTGAGCACCCGGTATGTGTCGGCCCATTGGGAGACGCTGATTTTATCCGGAGGCTTCCACGCCGCCTTCTCCCTCGTGGACCACTGGAGTGTATTTCTTTCCTCGGGCGTATTGATCCCGCAAGACTCTAAATTCATCTTCCAGTATCCCCCGGATC